AAACCTCTTGTTCGTGCCACGGCACATGCCGCTCGTATTCATCAACCCACCGCGCACGTGCAATCGAGCGCAACTTGACGCATCGCCACAGAAAGAGCAGCGTTTGCCTCATGACAGCCCGCGCTCCCGCTCCATCCGCGCCACCGTCGCCGGCTCGCGCAGTGCCACCAATCGAGCCACGTCAGACGCTGCCCGGCGTGCCTCATCGCGCCACACCTTAGCCATATCTGGCATGGCTGCATCAGCCTTGGCTTTCAGCCTGAGAACGTCACCACTGCGCGACGTGATCAGGTCTTCCAGCTCCATTTCGCGGTCGTTCATGAAGCACCCCGCAGCTTCTTGCGCCCAACATCCCCGCGCCTGGTGCCGATCTGGTAATACCCAGCCGACATGGCGCCCTTGGCTGCGGGAAGCTCAGCTATTTCGTGGGCCTGGCCGGCGACAAGTTCTTTGGCCGTCTTGATGCGGCTCAGCGCGGCACGCTTGCCGTTTGTCCAGTCGATCTGCTGCTGGTAGCCTTCGCGCCAGTAGAAGGCGCTGGTACGGGCTGCGGGGGGGTGCTTCATGCGGCTTCCAGCAAATCGCCCTGCTTGATGGCGTTCTTAAGGTTCGCAACCGCCTGCTTGTAGTAGCTGGCCTTAAGCTCAGCGCCGACGAACCTGCGCCCCATATGCACGGCCACATGGCCCTCGCTGCCGATGCCTGTAAACGGCGAAAGCACCACGTCGCCGGGTTTTGTCCACAGACGAATGCCTCTGCGAATTACCTCAAGCTGAAGCGGACAGATATGACGTTCATCGTCGTGCTCGCGGGCGCTGGCGTATTGCAGGGTGTCGTTCGGGTTGATGTCATCCCACACCGGGCTGGCAAGCTTCTGCCATTCGCTGACGGGAATTTCCTCGCCGTGGGCCACCTTGTCCTGAACATCGCCCGGAGCGCGCACGGTCACCAGATAGTCGGCAATGCCCTGGCGACTCATGGTGGCATTGGTGCGGACGGTCTTGTGCAACAGGCCAAGCGCCTTGGTGCGCTGCATCGCCGTTACAGGGTCTTTCCAGATGGTGACTTCGCTGGCGTAAATGAAACCGTGCTTTTGGAATGCACGAATCAAGTCGCCGCGAAAATCCTTCAACCCGATGTAGCCGTCACGCTCCTTGCTGGTGGGCAGCATCATGCAGTGGAAGCTGACGTTATGACCGGGCTTCATCACCCGCGCCAGTTCGGCCACAAGGAAGCCGAAGTGCTCGAAGAACTCCGCATCCGTGCGGCAGTTGCCCATGTCACGCGGGCTGTTGCTGTAGGTATACAAACTTTGGAAAGGCGGAGAAAAGATGCTGTAGTCAACGGACTTGTCAGGAAGTCCTCTGATGACCTCCACGCAATCTCCGTGGTACACAGAGAAGTTCTTGCCGTGCGATTGGTCAATGCAATTCATGCCACATGCCTCCAATATTTCTTTTGAACGATTTGATAGGCGGTGCAGATAGCAATGCCGTGCTTCGCCGCGAGCTTTGAGTATGAAAGTCCAGATGCACGGTCGGCGCGCAGTTGCCTCACACCGTCCTCTGTCATCTTGTGACCTGGATGGTCTTCACCGCGAACCATCAATTCGTTATCGGCAGCGTGGCGCATGTTTTCCGCGTGCGTCACGTACTCAAGATTTGATGGCCTGTTGTCGGTCTTGATTCCATTGATGTGATTCACGCTCGCGCCTGTCGGCTTGAGCCCGATGAATGCCATGGCCACCAAGTCATGCACGTAGAAATGCACGTTCTTCCCGTTCACTGTCGGGTGAACAGCCTCATATCCGATTGCCATCAATGATGGTTTCAGCAGTCTTCCAGCCCATGTCTTTCTGCCGGCTGCCGAGCGACGCACGCGGCCCGCATCTGACACTTCGTAGTTAGTCACGCACGGCTTCCATATCTCGTTCATACCGCCTCCGTCTGAAGCCACGCAGGGACAGCCATCGCGCGGGAGTTGTTGTAGGTATTGGTGGATCGCTGAGCCCCCAGCACTTCCGAGCGAACTGCCTCGTTCGTTTCGGCGCTCAGCTCCTTTGCCATCGCGTCGGCAATAGCCTCCTTGCGACGGATATTGGCAACGACACTGCCCTCAGACTCCGATGCAATGACGTGCACATTTACGGGCTTGGTTTGCCCAAAGCGCCAGCAGCGACGGACGGCCTGGTAATAGGCTTCGTAGCTGTCCGTGACACCGACAAAAGCAACATCACGGCAGTGCTGCCAGTTCAAGCCCCAGCCTGCGATAGACGGCTTGGTAATCAGGACGCGAATGTTTCCAGCGGCAAAGTCAATCAGCCGCTGCTCTTTCACGTCAGCATCGTCAGAGCCGCGAATCTCCACAGCACCAGGAATCGCCTTACGCAGCGCATCACCCTCTGCATTCAAGTCGCACCAGACAATCCATGGGCGGTCGTTGCTGTTCACCAGATCAGCAGCAGCCTCTACACGGCCATCAATCGACTGACGGCGGGCATCACGGCGCGCTGACAGGTCGCCTGCCTCCATCGGGAAAAGAAACCCGGCCTCATTGGCCGTTTCCATGCACGACTCAACCGTGTGCTGGTGAACGCGAAGCGGCGGCAGGTTGTAGCGGCCATCATCAAAGCCCAAGTCCGATGGCTTGCGAATCATCGCGCCCCAGGTTGCCACCCACTGCCAAAAAAGATGACGCGCATGGCCCTTCAATCGCCACACCTGAGTCTCGCCGCCGTCATGACAGAAATACTCAGCCAGCATTTCCGCGCGGCTGCAAATGCCCAGGAACTCGGCATGTGTGCCAAGCTCAGTCCAGTCGTTCGGCGCTGGTGTAGCCGTCGCACACAGCTTGTATGGCGTCGTGCGGAAGGCGTCTGTCAGGCTCTGGAATGTCTTTGCGTTGTGGTGCTTGATGACGCTCGATTCGTCCAACACCACGCCGACAAACCGGCCGCAATCCAGCTTGTGCAGGCGGTCATAGTTGATGATGTTGACGCCGGGGCGAACATCCTCAAGCTCTCGGCAGTGCGTGACCTGGACGCCAATTTCAGCGCCCTCTGCCACGGTCTGCGCGGCCACGGCCAGCGGCGCCAGAATCAGCACGTCGCCGCCAGTCTCCCGGTGCACGGTATCGGCCCAGGCCAGTTGCATCCGGCTCTTGCCAAGCCCGGTATCGGCAAAGATGGCAGCCGAGCCACGGCGCAGCGCCCATTCCACCAGCACGCGCTGATGGTCGAACAGTCCGCACTCCTTGGGCTTGGCTGACAAGCCCTCACGAATGACCAGTGCCAGCTTGCGCCGCACGTAGTCCTCATAGTCTAGAATTCGATCAGCCACAGTCATTCCCTTTCAATGGCTCGTTTGGTTAGAAAGCCCGCTGTTTGCGCAGCGGGTTTTCGCTTTTTGGTGACTACACACCGAATAGAAAAAACCCGCTGTACAAGCCGGGCGAAGCCATGCCGCGCCCGGAGTAGTGGGCGATTCGCTTGGCATGGCGGAGGAGAAGCACTTACGCAGCCCCCGTGTTGGAGGCGAGTTCGGGCGATGCGTCTGCGGTCTTCTTGTCTGCCAGAGCGATCAGCTTTGCTGCGGCCTCTGCTCCGCTGGCAACATCGCCCGCTTCCCAACGTGAGATGCGCGACTGGTTCACGCCGATGGCGCGGGCAATCTCGGCCTGCGACATGGTGCGCCGAAGTGCTGTCAAAGCGTCTTTAATTTGGCTCATGATGCGATTATGCGCCAACGCATCGCTATGCGCAAGCACCGTCTCGATCTTCGGCTTGCTGTTACTTGTTGTTGCAATAAATAATGCGTTTGCGCATCGGCGCAGTGCGATTTCGCTTGACTATCACATGCGTTGGCGCATAATTTCCCCATCGCCACCCACACCGGGCGGCCAACAGGAGAGACAGGATGGAACAGAAAGCAGCACACACGCCAGCACCGTGGCACTTCAAAAAGCTCGCCATGCACGATGGCGGCCACGTCGTCATGTTCACGGCTCAGAACGGCCAGCGGACGCACCGGCTCGATTGCGCAGGCGAATTCAAGGAGGCGGATGCCCGCCTGATCGCCGCCGCACCTGAGTTGCTTGCAGCGTTGGAAACGGCATATATGGCC